ATTATCACTCAACAAATCAAGCGTTTGTTCGCTGACTTGCTCAAGTGAAACTCCTGCCAATGTGTTGCTCATTTAATTAAGCGCTTTTGATTCGCTTGAGTGCGGCACCGTTGCCAACAGCCACGCCATAAAGCACGCCCATGGTCAAGTAGTGCTTACCAGCGACATTGTCATAAAAAGTTCTCAACTGAATTGGTAACCCGGTTGATGGGTCAACAATGTCTTGAACTTCTACGCTACCGTCTGCTGGTGCGGCAGGTGTTCGTGCTGCCAAAACCAAAGCAGATGGGTGTAGGGCGATGCCGGCTAGGTTTTCTCCATTTGCAGGGATGCCAGTGTATTCATAGACATCAAAACCATGCACGCGTTGGGCGGCATGCTCTTGAATGCCGGCAGATGAATTATAGCTTGAGCTGTCTTGGATTAGGCTGTCTTTTTGCAAAGAGGCATAATAATTTGCCGGCAAAATCAAGGCGCGTTCTGACTTTGGACATTTGGCGGTTGTCAAATCTCCTGCCAAGTCTGCCACTTCGTCCGCGTCAAAATTTGCGGCGGTAATAACTTCGTTGCTGCTGTAGTTGCTATTCAAAACAAGGGCCATGAGGTCGTCCATGACCGCGTCTAAAGTGACCTCTAAAGATGGCGCAAGAAATTGGCTAGATAGCCAATCAAAGCTTCCAGCTTTTGACACTTCCATGTCTGTAAACGCAGCGCTATGCCCCTTGAATTTATTCAAGGAAACCGTTACTGCCGTTGAGGTTACGTCGCTCGCAGCATAGCCGGTTGACAAGTCGCTTGCTGTCATTGACGAAGGCACGCGAGTTGTGACTGATTCGCCCTGTCCGCTGATGTCATCGCTAAAATCGCGAGCAAAAGCGCGCAATGGATGAAATTGAGTTGATAGATAGTCGAGACTTTGCTCGGCAATTTGTGCGAGGTTAATACCTCCTAATGTGTTAGCCATTTATTAGAGTCTTTCTTTTATGTTGTTAACGTAAAAAGCGCGGCGCTCTTGCTTGCCTTCGATTGCGTTATACTGTTCCCATAACGCATCAATGCTTGCCTCTTGCGCCGGCTCTGGTTTGGCTTCCTCAACGGGACCTTCCACGCCTACGCTTGCTGCGATTTCAACTGCTTTTTCGTCGGCGCTCTTCTGTTGGTCTTCAAGAAGTAAATTTGCTTCCTCAAGCACTTGGATTTTAGATTCCAGGCTCGCGATTTCCTCGGCGTGTTGGGCGCCAAGTTTTGCGGTTTCTTCCGCGTGTGATGCGCTCAATTCTTCAAGGCGCGTGTTTGCTGTTTCGTTGGCTGTTACAGCTTCATCCAGTTTTGATGATAGCGTATTGAGTTCAACGTTTGCTTTAACTAAGTCGAGTATTGTTTTCATAGTTGGTTTAAAGATTTACCATTAGAGATATGACATCGTTCAAATCGTTCACTACCGCGTCAGCAAGGCCGGCTTCAATTGCTTCAAGCCCTTCATAGGTTTGTCCTGTCATGCTGCTTTCTGGGACATCGCGTTTTGTGTTAATGTCTGCCTTAAATCGGTCATGCCACTTGGTCACGTTGGCTTGTAAACGTTCCCGGGCTTCATCGCTAAGAGGTTTAAAGTCTGCATAATCCAGTTTGTTTTCCCCGGCGCTTATTGCGTTGATTTTATAACCGGCGTCTTCAAGTGCGGCGCTCTGGTCGAGTAATGCGACATACACGCCAATGCTTCCCACTTCGGCGCTTTCACTTAAAAGGACATTGTCCGCTTGGCTTGCTATCCAATAGGCGGCGCTTGCGGCAGTGCCTTCGGTGTAAGCAACTACAGGCTTGCTGACATCGCGTATCTTTGCCGCCAGTTCTGGCAAGCCGGTAATGGTGCCGCCGGGCGAGTCGATATGTAAAAGGATAGAGTTGACGTTTGGATTGGCGTCAGCGTCTGCAAGTTGCGCGGCAATTTCGTCGTAATCCGTCATGCCAAAAGCGCGCTCTAAAGAAGTCAACATTTTGCCAACGGCGCCATGAATATGCACAATGGCAACGCCGTCAACTTGCGCTGGTTGTGGCGGCTCATACGGTCCCAGAATGTCATCCTCGTATGCCTCCAATTGTGAGGCAAGGGCGCGGTGATAGTCCGGCAAGATTGCCCAACATTCATTGTTTAATTTATGCGTCAGTTTCGCTGTCATTATTGAAAATCGGGTTTGGCGTGCGCTGGCTCAAAAGGTGCAAGGCGGTTTCCATTGAAACGTTGTAAGTTTCGGCAAGCTTTGAAGCGCGAGCTAGTAAGTCGCTTGCTTCGGCTTCCACTTGGTCGCGCACTTCTTGCCAATCGTGTCCGCGCTCTCCGGTGTCTTCGCGCATGGTGCGCAAGCCCATTTTTATCGCGTCTTGATTGGCTTTAGATTCGCGCCCCAAATCAACAGTGATTTTCTTCGGTGCTTGCCAACGGACGCGCCACCAATCATTGGTTGCTGGTAAGTCGCCGCGTTTAATTCCGCGAGCAATTACCCATCCCCAGACTCGGTCACAAAAGCGGGCGGTAAGTAGGGCTTGGCGCTCTTCAAATCTTCTTGCCGCTTTTTCTAAAATGAACCTTGATGCGGTTCCCTGCTTGCTGGGTTCAACAATAAATTCGTAAGGCACGCCAAGCCCCAAAGCGACATCACGCAATAAATACTCAAGGAAGCCAGCAAATGCCGGCGATGGTTTATTGCTTGCAAAAGATTCTATTGATTCGCCCGGCTTTAAACGTGGCACCATGCCGGGCTGGAAGGTATCCCATGCTACCGTCCCGGTGTCGGCGGCAGTGTAGCCGCTTTCAATGAGACTGGTGCCATCGTCGGCTATGCCGCCTTGACTGGTTACAGCAAGGCCGACAGCGCTATTCATTTTAACGCCTACCTTCTCAAATTCTAGGATGTCAGTTGCATCGCGCACATGGTCGATGGCGTGCGCTAATGCGCTGACGCCGCGAAGTTGTGCGACTCTGTCTGGGTCATAGACAAGTATGAAATTGTTTGCGGCGATTGACTTGTAATTGTCACCGTCCTTGATGTTATACGCGGTAGGTCGTCCGCTGGCGCTTACCTTTACGCCGTCATGCCCGGTGTCACTCCATTTCAAGTCTTGGCTTAAAATATTATGTGACTCTATCAACTGTAATTGTGGGAAAGCGTCTTGCCGTCCAACCATCAAAAAACCAATGTCGCCATCAACATCCATGCGGATGGACGCCATGCGTTGCATCTGGGAAAAAGTAAACTGCCCGGCAACGTCACAAACCTTTGACCATTCAGAAAAGTATTGTTCATACTCCTTGGATTGTTCGCTCTGGCTTTGCGGTTGCAGGCCCGCGCCCAACGCATAACGCGAGACGTCATTGACGGCGCCCCTTACCATTCCGTTATTGGAATACAACCACCTTGAAAACGCCATTAGTCGGCGCCTTGTGCCACGGTTTAAGGTTTGGTTAACGTCAGCGGCAACGTAAGGTAAAGAGGTGCGGAAGCGGTTGCTTTCAGTCCCTCGATAATGGCCGTTTATTGTTGCGCGTTTTTTGGGCGCGCTTGCGGCTGAAATCGGCTTGCCGTTGTGGTCAAGAATTTGGCTCATCGTGCAAACCTTGCGAAAGTCATTCGGGCGGGTTTGGTCCCGGTCACAAGGGATTTATCAATCAGGACAGTGGTCAGTTGGCTGGCAAGTTCATCAGTCGGCAAAACCAATTCCTGGCTACCACTTTGCGAAGCATTGGAAAAAGAGACGGTGACGCTGCCCGCAAGAATCGCGTCCGCAACGCGGTCCTTGAGCGTGAGCAACCAAGCGTCTGATTGCAGTTTTAAAAAAGCGGTGATGTCACTTGCCATTTACCTTATAGGCTTTGAAGCGTTCGCTTTTGGTATGTATACAGAAAAGCGGCAACGCCTAAACGCTGCCGCTTAACTGGTTAGCTATGTTTTGTTATTTATTCCCCTGTCTGAAATAGTTTTGCAATTGAAGCCGCCACCACTTGCATCAATTCACAATCCCAAGCATGATTGGCTCTAAAGCTCATCCATCTCAATGTGGTGCGCCCATGCTTGTCTAAAACCTCCTTTTTGCGTTCACTGTCTATTTGCTTGGCATATTCATCTGCCATATCACCCAATGGGCAAACATCCCAAGCGTGAGACTTACCGCTTTTTAATAAATGCAAAACATCTTTGGTTGTAGGGTTTGACCAGCGGAATACAGGCGGCGCCGTCCTGCCTGTAGCGCTTACGCGTGTCGGCTTTGAAAACATGCGGCGCACCTGGTGGCCGTTTACGTTGTGCGCATAATCAACCGTGTCTTCTCCCCTCATACCCATCCATCCATAGCGCCCACATTCGGCTAATACGCGGGCGCGCTGATAGCCTACATCAAGGAATGTCCTTTGAGGTGCCACATTGTATTTTTGCCTCATTAGCTCGATGTCATCAAAGGATGTTAAACGCTGAAATGATATGAGGCGGCTTTCGCCGGTTTTCGACCATGAGCGGCAAACAGCCCAGAATTCCTCGAGGTAAGCTTGAACGTCAACGGTTAAGAAGCGCGTTGCCTCGTCGGCCCATTCGCCGCCCGGCTCGTAATCTTTGACAACCACCTTTTCAACGTCTACGTGGTTGGTGGCCTTCCATGGCTCTGCAAGTCTCAAGGTTACAAATTCCCGTAAGGGTTGAATATACCCGGCGCTGGCGTGTTGCTTGGCGCGCAGAAAATCAACCACCAGGTCGGCCCAAGGCATTACAGAAGGAGGCAAGGCCAATTGGTTAAAAGAGAAAGACCGCACGCGTGGCGTTGGATTGTCATTCGTTACCTTGTAGCCGCCGCGGCTCATGGCGCGCCAATTGGATTCACTGTTTTCGTGCCGGTGTTCGCAATGTGGGCAAACCATGCGCACGGTGTCGCTGACTGCTTGAAAATCCCAAACGCCGCCGGGCTTTGTTTCATCGGTCGTGTCCCATCGGATAACATCGTAAAAGCTAGGCGTGAAGCGTTCGCCGCATCCAAGGCAAACAAGCTGCCATTGCTCACAAGTGCCGGCTGCATATGCCGCGTCAAAGTCGCTGCCTTCCTCTTCGGGAGTGCTGGATAGCCAGTGCTTGCGGTTCCAATACCTAGTTGTTCTGGCGCGAGCGCGTGCAAGCATACCCGGGCGCCAGGCGCTTACCTCGTCACCGAATAGCCAGCGTATTGACCAAGAGCGCAAGAAGTTGTTGTTAGCCGCGCCTAGCTTGAGCGTGCAAGTTGTTAGAAAAAGTTCGGTGTTTGTCTTGCGGTGCCGGTCTGTCGGGAATTGCTTTCGGATGGTTTGGCATGATTCCAACATTGGCATAAGCCTTTCCTTGCTGAAATCCTTTGCCGCGTCTTCGTCCTGCATGACTGTCATTGTTGGCCCGGGATGATTGGCAAGCGCCCACGCAATAGCCACCTGCATTGAAACGGTCTTGCCGGTTTGGGCGGCGCAATTCATTACCACTTCCTCGGTGCTTGGGTCCGCAAAAGCTTTTAGTGGCTCAAGGAGCCAAGGCGTTTCACTGGCCCTGAATTGGTTTCCATATGGCGACTCGCGAAGCCGCACGTTATCAAGGGACCAATCAGGTATGCTGGTTTCTTGCTTTTGGGCGAAGGCGGTTTGAAGACATTCCTTGATTATGGTTTTCATGGCTTCGCGTTGCGTAGCGTTTCGCGCAACTTGGCGTTGTATTGCATTATTACCGGTTGCGCTTCGGTAGGTGTCAGGCCGGCCACCATGGGCGCAAGCTTTGATTCCATTTCATCGAGGTGTTTAGCAAACTCCATACAAAGCGCCATGGTTTGGCGCTTGACTTCATCCCGGTCCAATACCTTGCCGCGGATGCCTTCAAGTTCTACGTCCAGCTTTTCAACTTGGCGCCTGATTTTCTCAACCTCATGCCATTCCTTTGTGCCGGGCATGGCTTGATTAGCCGCCTCAGTTTGCCTTGCCTTCAGAGCGTTGCGGACATCTTGCGGCTTGTAGAGATGGGCGCCGCGGGTGCCGACTTTGGCGACCGGGACGCGCGCCAAGAAGTTGCGCGCTTCGGTTTGCGATACTTGCAAG